AACGCCAACGCCTTCGTTCTCTCCCACCTTGCAGAGTCGACCACCGCCATCTTCCGAATGGTGCGCTTCTTCTATGACAACGCAGCCCACCCTATCTTCAAGCCGCCACTGGCAACTAGCACGACCACCACAATGGTCTTTGAGCGGCTGAACTCTCAATATCGTATCGGTACGGCGCGATCCACCAACATTGGTCGCGGTATGACCAACCGATATGTTCACGCATCCGAAGCGGCGTTCTATCCCAATAGTGGCGAGATTGTGTCTGGTCTTCTGCAGTCTGTTCCGGCAGAGGACTCAGAGGTTGTGGTTGAGTCCACGGCTAACGGTGCAGGCGGCTGGTTCTACGAACAGGTAATGAAGGCGCTACGTGGAGACGGTGATTGGATCGTGATCTTTATCCCGTGGTTTTGGCTTCCGGAATATTCCAAAAAATGTGATCCATATTTTGAGCTAACCAACGACGAACAGAAGCTGTCGCTGCTCTACGGCCTTACACCAGAGCAGGTTAACTGGCGGCGCTCAAAGATCGACGAACTTGGTTCGCTAGATTTCTTCAAGCAGGAATACCCCTGCAATCCCGAAGAGGCGTTCCTGTTCTCTGGCCGCAGCTTCGTTGAGGAAGACTGCCTCATGGATGCAGATCGCGACTGCTACTCACCGGCAATAGAGGGTAGCTTTAAGGATGGGACTGTCACGCCGCATGAAGACGGCGCGTACAAGCAGTTTGTAAAGCATATCGATCCCGACGAACGCTACTGCATTGGCGTCGACATTGCCGAAGGTCTTGCGCACGGAGATTACTCAGTTGCTCAAGTGCTGGATTCCCTTGGCAGGCAGGTTGCAACATGGCGGCTTCACATCGACCCCTATGAGTATGCGGATCAACTCAGCCATTTAGGCAAGATGTTTAACCGCGCCTACATTGTCCCTGAGAGAAACAACCACGGTCTAACCACCATCCGGCGGCTGCAGGACTTGGGCTACCCCAACCTGTACATCGAACACACTGTTGATGATGCATACGCAGACAGAATGACGAAGCGTGCAGGCTTTTATACGTCTAGTAAAACAAAGCCACTCATCATTGATAATCTTGCAGCACTATTGCGTAAGCGTGACAGCGGAATAGCAGATAAAGAATTAGTAAAAGAACTGCGAAATTATGTAATAGATGACAAAGGATCAACTAATGCTAAGGCGGGTTGCTTTGATGACCGAGTAATGGCATATGCCATTGCTCTATTCGGATTAAATACAATGCCACGTAATCGTAAAACATCGACTACAGTGTCTAAATATGAGCCATTCGATAGTGTTGTGGGGTATTGATGTACGAAGACGACATAGAAGACGATGACAATGGAGAAAAAATCGTAACGGCAGCGCGGCGCGAAGAGGACTTTGAAGAGCTTCAGGGTCTTGGTCCGCGTCTGCAGTCCCTATTTCGTGAGTACAAAGACGCTCGTAACGACATCGAAGACGAGTGGCTTGCCAATTTCCGCCAGTTTTTAGGGCAATACGACCCCGAAGTGCTGGCAAAGCTACAGGGTAGCCGGTCTAAAATCTTCGTAGGGCTGACCCGCACTAAGGTGATGGCGGCGTTTTCGCGCATTATCGACCTTCTTTTTCAGAATGGTCAGGACTTCTTTGGCATCGAGCCTACGCCACTACCTGATCTTGACCCCGCAGAGATGGTTGAGATCACTAAAACCGCCACTGCAGAGGTAATGGAGGCGTCCGGCGCTGTATCGCCGACACAAGTTCTCGACATTATCAATGAACGCAAAGACGAACTAACCGACGAACTGCGTAATGAAGTCCGCCGCCGCGCTAAATTGGCATCGGAAGAGATGATGCTAATCCTGCGTGACCAGCTTGTAGAGGCTGGCGTAGAGCAGAAGATAAAGGAAGCCGTAATGGAATCCTGCATCTTTGGTACTGGTTGCATTAAGTCCGGCACAGTCCGCATTGACCGCGCCAAGCGTTGGAAACGCAGCCTCATTAACGGCGTTCAAGCGCATGAACTGACAGTTATTGAGCAGGTCAAGCCAGACATCGAGTCTGTTTCAATCTTCGACATTTATCCTGACCCTTACGCAACGTGCAACGAAGACCTTCATGGTTTATTCCGCCGCCACGTTCTTACCCGCCGCCAGTTCCGCGATCTGCGGGACATGGAAGGCATGGACGGTGAGGCTATTGAGCAAATCCTAGAAGACAGCCCACGCGGTAACTACGTCGAAGAAGACCACGAGCGCGTCCGCCGCGAAGCAGCAAACATCCGTTTACAAGCTGGCCCTAACAATCGCTTTGATGTGCTGGAGTATTGGGGATCGATCAATGGCAAAGACCTTATCGACGCCAACGTAGAGCTTCCAAAAAACTCTGACGACTGTGACGAGTTCGAAGCTAACGTGTGGATTTGTGCAGGGCGTGTCATTCGTGCAACACTTAACCCAATTCCAGACGGACGCATCCCGTACAACTGCTTCCCTTACGAGCGTAACCCGCACCAGTTTTGGGGAACCGGCGTACCAGCAATGATGCGTGACTCTCAGTCGACCATGAACGCTGCGACCCGCATCTTCATCGACAACATGGCGATTGCATCCGGTCCTATGGTGGAGGTCAATACAGACTTCCTAGAGGCAGGAGAAGACCCACGGGACATACACCCGTGGAAAGTCTTCTTGCGCAGTGGTGGCGATCCTAACGCGCCTGCAGTGCGTTTTAATCAGCCGGTTGCCAATGCTAGCGGTTTGACCAGCATTATCGAGATGTTCCGCCGCTTTGCGGACGAGACTACGTCGCTGCCGTCATACACCCACGGTGAGACCGCGCAGTCGCTCAATAAGACTGCAACGGGCATGTCCATCCTGATGGGCAACGCCAACATTGCGCTCAAGTCTACTTTGAAGAATGTAGACGATTTCTTAATCGTTCCCATGATTAAGTCTCTATATCACTGGAATATGGAGTGGAGCGACAATGAAAAGGCAAAGGGCGATCTAAATATAGTAGCTCGCGGATCAACTTCACTTATTCAACGTGAAGTAAGATCACAGAGATTACTGCAATTTCTATCATTAATAAGTAATCCTATGGATATTGCTATTGTAAAACGTAGGGAATTACTTACGGAGATTGCAAAGAGCATGGATATTAATCCCGAAGATGTGCTAAAGACTGATAAGGAACTTGAAATTGAAGCGCAGGCACAACAGCAGCAGATGCTCGCCCAAGGCGGCGCAGGCGGTGAGTTACCTGCAGGCGCAGCCCCAATGGAAGGAATTGATGATCTTTCTAACGGAGCGGCTGGAGGCTTGCAGGGACAAGTTGGAGATCGTTCCGGACCACAAATTTGATCAGGGAAGAGCTGCAGAACTGCGCTTCTTTCTTGAACTAGAAGATACCGCGCAAGCGGTTTTGAGCCAGAAGACGACCTCTTAAAGAGACACCCGTTTTCTACATAAAACAGCGGACACTCCTGCAGCGGACCCGCAAACATTGGTGAGATATGAAGGTAGACCCTGAGAAGCTTGAGCAAGAAGCCGACGAACTTTTGAAGCAAATGATGGAGCAGAACGCGGAACCGGCACAGACCGACACCCCGCCAGCACCAGAAGATGAAGATAACACCCCCGCAGAACCGGCGGACACAGTGGAAGACGGCGAAGAATTGGTTCCACAGGAGGAAGATCGCGGCGATCCAGACCCTGATGACGGCGATGATGACCTGCAAAAGCAGGTACGATTGGCTGAAGAACGTGTCAAGAATGCTCAGTCTCGAATGACAAAAGCGACGCAAGAAGCTGCGGACATGCGGAGAGATAATCTCGCACTACGCCAGCAGATTGCTGACCTGAGTGCTCAGTTAGCTGAGGCCAGTAACGGAAGCGACAACAGCGATGACGAATTGCGTACTCTTTCCGAAGAGTATCCCGACATTGCGCTGCCACTGCTTAAGAAGCTGTCGAAGCTAGAAGACACAGTCAAACAGTACCGGACGCAAGTTGATACCGAAAAGAGCCAAAACACTCTGCAAGAACATTTTGGCACCATTGAGCAGTCGCACCCTGACATGAACGAGATCGTTACGTCAGATGACTTTGCTGGATGGATAGAGCGTCAGTCGCCAGTATGGCAGCGTGTAGCCCAAGATGGCAGCGCCCATGAGGTGGTTGAACTCCTTAGTAAGTACAAAGAAACGTTCGATACACAGCCGCAACAGCCGGTTTCAAAGGTGGATAGAGCGCGTAAGGTTGCAGAACCAACGCTCCCTAAAGCCCGAAGACCGGACCCTAATTCGGGTAAGCGCATTTGGACGCGAGAAGAAATCACCCGCATGCCTCTCGATGAATTTGAGAAGCGTTCGGCAGAGATCGATCAAGCGTACATGGATGGGCGAGTCCGGTGATTTAACACTGTTGTAAAAAGGTCAAATTGACATGCCTGCATTTGCTACTACTGGCACAACCTCCGCTGCGAACTTCATTCCTGAGATTTTCTCAAAGAAGCTTCAAGCGAAGTTTTACGCCTCTTCCGTCCTCCCATCGATTTCGAACACCGACTATGAAGGTGAAATCTCTGGACAGGGCAACAAAGTAAACATCCGCACCGTTCCTAACGTAACTGTTTCGAACTACACTGGCTCAGTGTCGTATGCGGACGTAACCACGCAGATGGTTGAACTGAACATCGACAAAGCGAAGTCGTATGCCTTCAAGGTAGACGACATTCTTAAGGTTCAGTCGGACATCGCATTCCAGAACGAAGCCTCTAAGGATGCCGCAGAACAGATGCGCATTGCCGTCGACACCGACGTGCTTGCCAACATCCCAACTGCAGCAACGACCATCTTGGACAAAGCTTCGGTTTCGGCAACGACCATTCTGGATCACATCCTTGAAGCAGCACGTAAGCTGGACGAATTGAACATTCCGGATTCGGATCGTTTTCTCGTTCTCTCACCGCTCTACATTGAGATGTTGAAGAAGTCTGACCTCAAGCTTGCCTACTTGACCGGCGATGCAGCTTCACCGCTGCGTAACGGTAAGGTTGGCGCTGTGGATCGTTTCACGATCTATCAGTCGAACTTGTTGGCAATTGGTACTGGCACGGACGCTAACAAGACGTTTGCTCTTGCTGGTCACCCGAAGGCAACCTGCTTTGCTTCGCAGTTCGTGAAGACTGAAACAGTTCGCTTGACCGACACCTTCGGTGACGGCGTTCGTGGTCTTAAGGTATATGGTTATAAGGTTGTCGTTCCTGACGCCCTCTTGACCCTCAAGCTCAAGACAACTGCCTAATTAGATTGGGGCGGGGGAAACCCTGCCCCTCTCTTCATAGGTGAGGGCAGGGGTAACTGCTCTCTACTCTGCAGAGAAACGAGAGACATATGATCAAGCCAATTGAAGACATGAACAAAGACGAAATAGAAGCTTTTGCTCGCAAGGAGTACAGCTTTGAGATCGACAAGCGTCGGCGTCTGGATGATCTGATTGAACAAGTGAAGGCGCTGGCTAGCCGTAAGGACAAGCCCGTCTACGAAAAGCCTTTGAGTGAGCGTACTCCAAAAAGAGTACGCCATCTGACTACAGGTATGGAATGGGATTGGAATCCGCTGTATAAGGGCAATCAGGATTTAGAAATTATTGAGTGGAGTTGAGTAGATGGCAACAACTAAAGCTATAGACCTTATAAATCGTGTAAGCGTTACTCTGCAAGACCCTACTTTTGTCCGTTGGCCTCAAGCAGAGCTTCTCAATTACTTGAACGACGCACAGCGGCAGGTGGTTTTATTCCGCCCTGACGCAAAAGCTGTAAACACGGCGTTTAGCTGCACCGGCACTGCAAAGCAGACGTTGCCAGCAGATGGTCTGCGTCTGATTAATGTTCTGAGAAATGCCAGTGGCCGCGCCATCTCAAAGGTAGAGCGTAGTATCTTAGACGTTCAGCTTCCGACTTGGTATGAGACTGCTGTAGGGACTGACGGCGTTAAGCACTACATCTACGATGCGCTTGACCCTAAGAATTTTTATCTATTTCCAAAGCCTGCCGCAGCGGCCTCTATTGAGATTGTCTACGCAATTGCGCCAGTAGACATTGTCATCTCTAACTTCACAACGGATACGCAGGTTATTGGCATTGACGACATCTACGCAAACGCAATCATGGATTACATGATGTACCGCGCCTACCAAAAGGACAGCGAGTTTGCGAACGTCAATCGTTCGGGTCTGTACTTCCAAGCATTCTCCACATCGCTTGGCATTAAGTCGCAGGCAGATGGCGGTTTGCTTGAAAGTATGGTGGCGCAGCAACCACGGCGTAATGCATCGAACTCGGCGCAATAACGAGTGAAGTACAGCGACCTCTTTATCTATGTTCTGTCAGAGGTTCCTTCCTGCCCTGAATTCGTGGCGGAAAGGGCGATTAGGGACACCTGCATAGACTTTTGTGCGCGTACTGATCTGTACCGCGCAGAGCCTCAGCCGCTTATCGTGTCGGCAGGGATCACAGAGTATGAGGTCGACGCACCGTCTGGTACTGAGCCTAACCATGTAAAGGCTGTTTACCGCGAAGGTCGGCCTTTGGATGCTGTCACGTATGAAGACGCCTTCATGCGTATCGAAGTATCGGGAATTGGTCAGCCTCAGTTCTACGCACAGTACGACAACCGGAACATCATGATTGGACCAAAGCCGGAGAAGCGCGAAACGCTCAAGCTACTCTGCACGCTAAAGCCCACACAGACCTCCACCTCTATTCCGGACACCATTGGTCTGGAACATCGTGAGACGCTGGTCTCAGGGGCTTTATTCCGCCTTCAGATGATGGGTGCGCAGCCGTGGATGGATGGCGCTGCCGCAGGTGCAAACCGCCAGCTTTATGAGCGCGGTGTGGTCGCCGCAATGCGCCAAGCCAAGTACGGCCACAGCGGTGCGTCTTTGCGTGTAACCCCAAGAGAGTTTTACTGATGGCCTATTCTGAAACCGTTTATCTTGTGCAGGGTGATACACTGCCTCAGCTTAAGGTCACTATCCGCGACCAGAATACAGCCGCTGCGGGACAGACGCTTGATGTCGAAGACCAGAACACTTGGGCAAGGGTAAACCTTACCGGCTGCACTGTGCGTCTGCGTATTCGCGAGATAGGAGCAACAACTGTCAAAGAGGTTCTGACGGGTGTTGTTACAAGCGCAGTCAACGGAGAGGCTATCTTTATCTTTGACGCCGACACACTGGACACGGCTGGTGTTTTCGAAGCAGAGACCGAATACACAAATAGCGGCGGTTCGATCCAGACTGTCTATGACCTCATTAAACTGCAGGTGCGAGAGCAGTTTTAATGATTGATTACGCTCGTTTAAAGGTCAGCGCCGCCTATCAAAGTTTTGTAGCTACACTTAACTACGTCTCTTTGCGCAGCTTGGCTGAGGTTGGAGAGTTTATAAAGGACCGCCGCCTTGGTGACTTTGCCGCCGCGTTAGACAGCGCACTAAAAGGCTTCACCAAAGCCATTGTAGATCATGCAGGCGCAGTAGACGCTACCGCAAAAGAAACATCCAAAAACCGCATCGATGCCGCATCGACGACTGACGTAGCTACCAAAGCGTTTGAACGCAGTCGTGCAGATGTAGCATCCGCGCTAGACTCGTTTGCAAGGGTGGTTACATTTCTACGAAACTACGCGGACAACACCGCAACCACAGATTCCTTAAGAAAAAATTTCAGCAAAAGTAGTTCTGAAATTGTCGGCGCATCAGACTTAAAGATAATAGCGCAAACAAAAGCGTTAAATGACTCTGCCTATGCAACCGACGACATAAATGGCGCTGCAGCAGACGATAATCAAATTATGCAATTTCTTACAACGAAAATAGATATTGCTATAGCTTCAGAAATTATCGCAATTGCTTCTTCGTTTATAAGAACGTATAGCGAACAAACGTATACTTCAGAAGTGTCTTCTAAATCCGTTACAAAAGGTCGTTTAGATCAGACCTCAACATCGGATTCTGGATTTTTGTTTGTTCAGGGATACAGTGATTTTAGTTATTTCAATGAAGATTACGTAGGCATTACGCGAACATTCTGAGGTTTTAATATGAATAGCATTGAAGTAATTACAGCCACCGGCAAACTGAACATCCAAATTGTCGGGTCAGATGGTCGCCTCAAGGACGAGAAGACCGTAGACAATCTCGTTGTTAGCACGGGTCTTGCGTTCATTGCCAGCCGCATGAAGGACGCAACTGCCGCCGTCATGTCGCATATGGCTGTGGGTTCCGGCACATCTTCTCCTGCCGCAGGTAACACTGCGCTGGTGACTGAGTTGAGCCGCATCGCGCTAACGTCGACCACGGTGACGGCGAACGCAGTTGCCTACAGCGCGACCTTTGGTCCAGCCGCTGGTACTGGCGCAGTGACCGAAGCTGGTCTGTTCAGTGCATCAAGCGCAGGCAGCATGCTGTGCCGCACCGTCTTTGGCGTTGTGAACAAAGAGGCTGGAGACACGATGGTCATCACTTGGACCGTGACTATCGGCGCTGCTTAATTTTATTGTTGAGGCGAGTTTAAATGGCAACGATTGTAACACGGGCCGGTAAAGGCTCGCCTCTTACCAATACTGAGGTTGATGCCAACTTTACGAATTTGAATACGGAGCTTGGGACGAAGCTTACCGGCACGTCCTTAGCTACCGTAGCAACTACCGGCGCATATAACGATCTCATTGGCAAGCCAGCTAATGTCTCGTTGACGGGCGCTGGTACGGCTACGGTCACTGGCACATATCCAAACTTCACTATCACTTCGACGGGTGGTAGCGGCACAGTAAGCAGCGTTGCTGCATCTGGCGGCACAACTGGCCTCACGTTTACTGGCTCACCGATCACCACATCTGGGACGCTGACGCTTGGTGGTACACTTGCTACTGCCAATGGCGGCACAAACCTGACCTCATACACCAAAGGTGATTTGCTCTATGCTTCTGCGGCCAACGTACTATCTAAGTTGCCAATTGGCACTCAGAATTACTCTTTAGTTTCCAACGCAAATATTCCAGTTTGGAGTCTTGTCAGCCTTCAAAGTGGGGTTTCAGGAACCTTGGGTGTAGATAAGGGCGGCACTGGAAACATCAGCTACACAGTGGGTGCTTTGTTAGCGTTTGGCGGCACATCAAGCAGCCAGATTGTTCCAGATGGAGCAACCGGATATGCGCTCAAGAGTAATGGGGCTGGATTATACCCAAGCTACAGCCTATTGAGCATAAACGATGCTACCAATGGTACGCTGACGGCTGCTAGGGGTGGCACTGGCCTAACGACATATAACACTGGCGATCTTCTTTACGCTTCAGCCTCCAACACAGTT